ATGGCGGGCGAATACTCATTGGCAGATATGTTGGGCCGCATTTATGAGAACCAACTGGCTCTAGAGGCGGCAATCATGGAGCTGACATTGTGGGCCGAACAGCAAAACACGACAGAGCTGGGAGGGAATGTCCGCGGCGCGCTTCAGACCATTGAAGAAAACGCGGGCCATATCAAACAAGGCTTAGCTCGACTTCATAATCGCTGATGACGAACCTGTCTATCGAAGCTTGCGCAGGTAACTCGTAGCCCTTCATTCCGTTGCTGGGTGAATCCTCCATCAGGTCATGTGAATAAAGAATACATAACATGGCTTTACCACGTTGCTTATCGCCAGTGCCTGTTGCTCCAATCCAGAATTCTTCGCAAACGCCGACATCTGACGCTGTGTTCGTGAGAGTGCGCGCGTGAACGTAAAGGTTGTGAGTATTGCGCAATACAGCACGCAGCTTTAAAAAGCGGTCCGCCTTAGGCACATCTCGCGTTTTTATGTTGACCCATGGGAACGAGGTTAGGAGGGTTAGTTTTTGGCTGGGTGCCCTGGAAGCCCTATGTGTTGTGGCTTTTCGAAGGGTTCGCAAGGTTAGCTTTTTGGTTAGGTCTGGTTATTTCCTAACCTTTATTAGTGTTAAATATTCAATGTAATAATTCCTTTAAAAACAAATAGTTACGAACACCTAACCTTTGACCTAACCTTACCTAACCCATCAAAGTTAAGTTTCAAGCCCAACAAATACGGGCCTTCCAACCCAATCACACCCCCTCAAAAAAAAACTAACCTTTTTCCCGAGGCACCTACCGAATCAGCTGTCCGTGCATACTTGTCAGCGTTGCGCAAAACATCCACCCTCGCAGGGTTCCGCAGGTTTCTACACCCTCCCAAACACCAAGCAGGCCCGCAGCCTGAGCTGCCGAGAGTGGCCCGCAGGTGTGCAGAAAAAACGACCCATTTAGCCCGCAGGCGAGGTGGGGGGACGACGGCGCGCGCCAGGTGCAGACCATCCTACAGACCGCCTGTAGCACGTCACTCCCCCAGCCTGATGTGGCACGCCAGTTCCCCGCCCCCACTTCCGCCTACAGCTCGTCGGCTCAAATCGCGGCGCATTTAAACCTCGATTACTGTACGCACATACAGCTATTGAGATTCCCGCTATGAACGTTGACATGGACACCGATGATTGGCTCGGTTGCCCCACTCCACTTGAGATGTACCAGCACCAATGCTCAATCCTCGTAGATGAGCTGGTGGAGACAGAGCGCATGCTGCGTCGAGCGCGGACGAATATCGCTGGCTTGGTGCAGATGAATGACCTGCTGATGGCAGGCAAGGCGGAAGCAGAAGAAAGGCTCGCAGCGGCTGAAGAAAAGATCAGCATGCTGGAACAGCAGTACTCGTTTGCCTCAGTGCAAAGCGTGAAGATTATTACCGGGCAACGAGACCATTTGCTCAGGGAGAATCAGCGACTGCTGGTCGAGCTTAGCGTTTACAAGCAGCCACTAGCCTAACTCGTCTGCATAGGCCGCTACTGCTTCCTCGGTCAGCTCGCGCCACTCACCTTCGTTGATCAGCCCCTGTTGCTTGAGGTCGTCAGCCAGGGCGAGCCGCGTTTCGTATCGCTCCTCGGGGGTGGCCGATATAAATGCGGGATCGTTGCGCAGTGCAAACCACGCCTCCAGTGCGTTCACCTGATCAATGTTGATCGCCATGACGAATACCTCGAGCCAGTGTCTACAGTGTAGAGATTGGCCGGGGACCGGCTGTTCATCGGCGCCGACGAGCGGAGATGCTTATGTGCGGGAGACTTTCGCAGTACCGGGGAATCCACGACTTCGTTGCAGCGCTGAGTATGCCCAATGCTCTGGCGAACTCCGTGGGTGATCACCCGATAGAGCGCTACAACGTCGCGCCGACAACTACGGTTGCGCTGCTGCACCTGCAGGGCGACCTGCTACACGCTGATCCGGTGCGCTGGGGGTGGAGGCCACATTGGGCGAAAGATCGCGCGACGCCGATCAATGCCCGCGTGGAGAAGGTAGCCCACGGCCCGTTCTTCCGGGCGATCTGGCCACATCGTGCAATCACGCCTATCGACAACTGGTTTGAGTGGGTAGATGAAGGCGGACCCAAAAAGCAGCCATACCTGATCCGTCGGCGGGATGGTGCGCCGATATTCTGTGCGTCCATCGGCCAGATGCCTGACCCCGATGAAGGACCAGGCGAGCATGACGGCTTCGTGATTATCACCGCCGATAGTGCCGGCGGCATGGTGGATATTCACGACCGAAGGCCCGTGGTGTTAACCCCGGACCTGGCCCGCGAATGGCTGGACCCGGCAACGCCCAAGGAACGCGCCGAGCAGATGGTGTTGCACCAGGGCGAACCCGCCGAGGCCTTTGAGTGGTTCAAGGTTGACGTCGCGGTGGGCAACGTGAAGAACAAACAGGCCGGTTTGATCCGGCCCTTGATTTAGAAAAGTCCGCCGAAGGCGTTGGGCTCCCAGTTCATGATCACCAGTTCGCCACTGACTTCGGCCTTCGCCTGGCGTTGATTGGCCGTGCTGTATCGAATATCCACCATTTCGAAGTGGAACCCCTCAAACACCCGCCTGATATCGGGGTGATCGTTGATGCTCACCATCACCTTGCCCTTACAACGCCGCATGAACTCGGCCATCCGCTCGTAGTTTTCGAAGGGGAAGTCCACGCCATAGCCGGCGGTCTGCCAATACGGTGGGTCCATGTAATGGAAGGTATGTGACCGGTCGTAGCGCTCGGCGCACTCAAGCCACCCGAGATTCTCAACGTAGGTACCGGACAGGCGCTGCCATGCTGCAGACAGGTTCTCCTCGATCCTCAGCAAGTTAATGGCCGGCCCCGTCGTGGCGGTGCCGAAGGTTTGCCCACTGACCTTGCCGGCGAAAGCATGGTGCTGCAGGTAAAAAAACCGAGCAGCGCGCTGGATATCGGTAAGGGTTTCTGGCCGGGTCATCTTCTGCCATTCAAACACCTGCCTGGAGCTGAGCGCCCACTTGAACTGGCGCACGAACTCTTCCAGGTGGTTCTGCACGACGCGGTACAGCGTCACCAGATCGCCGTTGATATCGTTGAGAACTTCAACCGGCGCAGCCTGGGGACGCATGAAGTAAAGCGCGGCGCCGCCAGCGAAGACCTCGACATAGCATTCATGGGGTGGAAACAGTGGAATAAGACGATCTGCCAGGCGGCGCTTGCCGCCCATCCACGGGATAATTGGTGTGCTCATAAGTGATCCTTGTTTTGAAAATTGGATTCGCTTAGGCTTCGCACCCCCTGCGCAGTGGGGCGAGGCCTTGGTTGGAGCACTCGGCACGTTCGAGTGATTCAGCGTCGAGCGGGTGTTAGCGCACCAGCTCGTCGCCTCGTTTACTGCGCAGGGGGTTTTATGCCCCTACGGGAATTTCGTATGGCTTGAAGCGCACGACCTCCTCCCCGAGCCATTCATTCACTTGCGCCATGCGCGCCTGAATGGGCTCCAGTTCATTGGCCGCATAAATCTGCGCTGCTTCCCTGATCGACCCAAACCCACCCGCGTTCTGCGGCACGATGCCCATCAGTTGCGGCGGAATGCGCAAGCTGGCCAGCACGTCGTCGCGGGTCTGATTTTTGATCGAGTTGAATTCATCCTTGGCCGTCACTTCGCTGACCGGGATGATCTGCAGTCCGTCTTTTTTGCCGTTGGGCGAATACACAAACAGGTTTCGGAAGTTGCCAGGCCCCTTGGAGTCCTTCAGCGCCTTGCGTAGGGAGTCGACGTCCGCTTCGTTCTGCGCGGCGTCGGTCATGTAGAGAATGAAACCGGCATGACTGCCGTTTTCGTAGTACTTGCGACGAAAAAGCGTGGCCGACTCATTCAGCAGTGCCGACTGCAGCGCGCTGATCCATTCGGGCAGGCCGTACACTTCCTGGTGCAGATCCGCCTCCCGCAGATGAAAAACCGTGCCTGGTTCAAACTCGTGCTCTTCCTTCCAGCCCTGGACCATGAACTGCCGGCCGTCCTTGCCTTGGCGCATGTACTTTGCCAGCGGCGGCACCAGCTCGCGCACCGGGCCGAGCATCGAACGTCGTCCCTCCAGATAACCATTGCCCAGGCAAAGAAAATCCAGCGCGAACTGTTCGAACGCCGCGCGCGACAACAGCCGGTGCGGGATAAAGGTCTTGCTCAACAGGTTGCGCTTGAACATCAAGCCCGAATGCAGATGCACGCTGGAACCCACAGACCGTGCCAGTCCATCCAATGACAGCGGCGGCTCGTACCAGCGCCCGTTAAACCAGCACTCCAGATAGTCGAACACCTCCCGACCGCTCAGCACGGGTGACGGATCACCGAAGCTGAACGCCTCCATCTTGCTGTCACTGCGCGGGATAAATTCCTGCGTTACCACTTCGGGAGCTTGGGCGAGGTGCTTGTTGTTTCTGCGGCGGTTCGACATCAAAAAATCTCCATCCGCCCGGTGTTGGCAGTGGTCTGCCCCTCCAGCGGTTCGTTATGCAATGCGTGAAAGAGCGCCCACGCCAAGTCGGCGTGACCGGTGTTGTCGTTGCGGCCGGCGGTGTAGGTGAATTGGCGACCGCCTGCGGTGATGGTCTTGCGGATCGCCATCAGCGACTGCGCCATGTCGGTCCACCCGGCGTCGAATTCCAGCCGGCCCCGGTGGATCACGTCGTAAGCCTTCAGCACCAGGCGCGTCTTGACCTCGGGCGAATAGCTGAACGTGGTGACATTGGGGAAGAATTGGCGCACCAGCTGCGCCACGCCGCTGCCCAGGCCGGTGACGTCGATCCCGATGTACGTCACCCAGTAGCGGTCGCAGACGGCTTTAATCACGCTGGCCTGCGCCGCGAAGTCCATCCCACGGAATTGGTGACGTTCCAGCACCCGGAACTTGCCGCCCGGAACCAGCGGCGGCGCAACCACCACCAGGCCGGAGCAGTCACCGGTTTCCGCAGGGTCATAGCCCACCCACACCTGGCGATCCCCGAATGGACGCATGGCAAACGGCTTGTAGTCCTCGGCCCACTCAACCCAGCTGTCGACCATGCACGGCTGCAGCACCGTCAGCGGAAAGATGCTCGCGCCATCGTCGACAAACTCGCACATCAGCAGGTTTGCAAACGCCTCTGGGCTGTACTCGCGGCGCAACTCCTCAATGTCGAACAGGTCGCAACCGCCCTGCTCCGCGTCGAGAATGGTGACGATTTGGCGCCACAACCGGTCCTCGCAGAATCGCCCTTGCTGGAGCGCGCCATGGGAGACATCGACCTTGGTGTGTTGCGCCGCTGGCTTGCCTTTGTTGAAGCGTTCGCCAGTCCAGAACGTATAGGCTTCGTGGGCCATGGTCGACGGCGTCGAGAAGTAGGTTTTGCGCCACTTCTTGTGCATCGCCATGCCGGAGGCGACCTTGTTCAGCTCCTCAAATTTGAACGTCCAGAAGAACTCATCGAAGTAGAAATTACCGTGGTAGCCCTGGGCCGTGCGTGCGTTGGTACCGAGAAAAAACAGTTCGGCGCCATTCGGCAAAACGATAGGGTCACCGGTCAGTTCAACGCCGATGACTTCGCGGGCAAATGCTTGGATGTACCCACGAAACAGGTACGCCTGGTTCTTCGAAGCCGACAGGAATATCTGATTGCGCCCGGTCTCCAGCGCATCAATGAACGCCTCGCGGGCAAAGTAGTAAGTGGCGCCGATCTGCCGGCTTTTGAGGATGACGCGAGTGCGCTGGTTTCCCGCCCGGTGCCAATCCTTCTGGTAGTCGAAACACCCATCGATAAACGCTTCGCGCAGCAGCTCGATCTGGTCTTCGCTGATGTCGTTTTTCGGCGTCTTTTTCTTCGGCCCTTCGTTGCGCTTGGCAAGGTTGGGGTTGAGTTCGGTTTCGGTTCCGCCGCCCTGGAAACGCTGAATGCGCGCCTGGCGCTCCAACTGGCGGTGCAGCAAGTCAATTTCCTTGAAGTCGCCGCCGCTCTTGCCTTCCTTGAGGATCAGTTGCACCAAACGCGCTTCCAGCGCACCGCCGATCCGCTCGACATTGTCGGCCCGGTCCCACTCGTCCCGAGCCTTCCAGCTGTGTAGCGTTTTTTCCTTTTCGCCCGTAGCCTCGGCAATCTCGCAGATACGCCAACCCATCCAATAGAGGAACTTGGATTGGCGTCTGGGATCGATGGGAAGCAGTTCGGTCGTAGTCATGGCCGCGATGCTGCCGCTCTGGCCTGCGACTCAGTAGCGCCGCCCCTTGTAGCCCCGCTCTCTACAATCCCGTCCCGTTGCCGCAACTCGCGCGCGTCACGACCATGCCCCTCATTGCAACGCACTTAGCGCCCAACGCATTGAGGATTCCCGGCATGAAGAAATTTCGCAGTAATTGGTTCCGTGTCGCCGTCGAAGGCGCTACCTCGGACAAGCGCACCATCAAACGCAGTTGGCTGGAACAGGCGGCGAAAAACTTCAACCCTTCCACATACGGCGCCCGAATCTGGCTGGAGCACTTCCGCAGCTTGCTGCCAGACAGCCCGTTCAAAGCCTACGGCGACGTGCTCGCGGTCAAGACCGAAGAAGTAGAAATCAACGGGCAGAAGAAGCTGGCCCTGTTTGCCCAGGTCGAGCCAACACCCGACCTTATCGCCATGAACAAGGCCAAGCAGAAGATCTACACCTCGATTGAAATTGACGACAGCTTTTCGGATACCGGCGAGGCGTACATCGTCGGCCTGGCGGTGACCGACTCTCCTGCCAGCCTGGGCACCGACGTACTGTCTTTCTCTGCGCAGAAGCCCGAATCCAGCCCCTTCAAAGACCGCCACTACTCGGCGACGTCTATGTTCACCGAGGCTGTGGAAACCGAGCTGCAGTTTGAAGAAGTCGAAGACAAGCCCGGCCTCGGCGCCCAGCTTTTCAGCAAGGTCCAGGCGTTGCTGGGCGGCAAACAGGCAAAGGACGATGCAGAGTTCGCCCAGATCGGCCAGGCCGTTGAAGCGATTGCCGACCACGTCAAAGACCTGCCAGATCAACTCGCCGCCGAGAAGAAATTTTCCGCCGAACTGAACACCAAGGTCGAGCAGCTCAACAAAGACCTGGTCGAGCTGAAAACGACCCTCGGCAACACACAAGACCACTCCCAAACCCAGCGCCCACCGGTAACCGGCGGCGGAAAACAAGCCCTGGCTGAGTTCTGACCTGCGGCCTCAACCGCCAGCCCACTATCGGAGACACCCATGCGTAACGACACTCGAAAACTCTTCACTGGCTACCTCGCCCAGGTGGCACAGATCAACGGCGTGGAATCGGCCACCGCCACGTTCAGCGTGGACCCGACTATCCAGCAGCGCCTGGAAACCAAGATTCAGGAGTCGAGCGAGTTCCTGACCAAAGTCAACGTCATCGGCGTCGACGAACAGGAAGGCGAAAAGGTCGGCTTAGGCGTCGGCGGCACCGTTGCCAGTCGCACCAACACCAAGGTCAAGAAGCGTGAGCCAAGCAGCATTGGCACCCTGTCCAGCGACAAGTACCGAGCTGAGCAGACAGACTTTGACACCTACGTCAGTTACAAGCAGCTCGACGCTTGGGCGAAGTTCCCGGACTTCCAGACTCGCCTGGCCAGCGCAATTGCCCAACGTCAGGCGCTCGACCGTATCCAAATCGGTTTCTACGGTACTTCGGCCGCTGAACAAACCGACCGCACCGCGCACCCGTTGCTGGAAGACGTCAACATCGGTTGGCTCCAGCAATACCGCACTCACGCGCCTGACCGCGTGCTGAAAGAAGGCGCCGTCGCCGGCAAGATCACCATCGGTAAAACCGGCGATTTCAAAAACATCGACGCCCTGGTCTATGACGCCATTCAGTTGCTCGACCCTTGGTATCGCCGTAACCCCGGTTTGGTGGTACTGACAGGCCGAGAGTTGGTGCACGACAAGTTCCTGGCCTTGGTCAACAAGGACCAAGACGCGACCAATACCCTGGCGAGCGACCTGATCATCTCGCAGCGCCGCGTCGGTGGCCTACCGCTGTACGAGGTTCCTTACATCCCTGAAGGCACCATCCTCATCACCACGTTCGCCAACCTGTCGGTGTACTGGCAGATCGGTGGGCGCCGCCGCTACCTCAAGGAAGAGCCGGAGTGGAACCGTGTCAGCAACTTCGAATCGTCGAACGAGGCTTACGTGGTTGAGGAATACGGCTTGGGTTGCCTGCTAGAAAACATCACCCCAGTCGAAGAAGCCGGCAGCGAGGGTTAACTCCATGGCACTAAGCATCGCCCAAGCCCACCAACGCCGCGCACGCGCGGCCATGGAGGCGGCAAAAACAGCACCGCAGCAATCCATGGCCGGTGCCACAGCCTACGAGCATCAGTTGAATCAGCTGCTGCAAGACCGCTTGCGCTTGAAGGCCATCCAGTCCAACGAAGGCAAGGCTGCGCTCAAGCTGCAGCTGCTGCCTGAGTACATCCCGTATGTCGAGGGCGTGCTCCAAGCTGGCAACGGCGCTCAGGACGACGTTATGACCACTGTCATGGTCTGGCGCGTCGATGTTGAGGACTACAGCGGCGCGCTGGACATCGCCGACTACGTCCTCAAGCACAAGCTGATCATGCCGGACCGCTTCGAGCGCACCACCGGTTGCCTGGTCGCGGAAGAAATCGCTACAGCCGCGCTGAAAGCGCAGAAGGCCAACGGCAGTTTCGACTTAGCGATCCTGCACCGCACGGTTGAACTGACCGAAGCCGAGGACATGCCCGACCAAGCCCGCGCCAAGCTGTTCCTGGCAACTGGCCGCGCCACCTTGCACGGCATCAGCGCCGAAGAGCCTGGTCAGCCTGGACAGATTCAGGCCGGTATCGACCTGCTCAAGCGCGCCATCGAGCTACACGACGGCTGCGGCGGCAAGAAAGATTTGGACGGCGCTGAACGCCTCCTGAAAAAACACGCTGCCACTGGCAGCTAACCGAGCGTCCCCACGCACCCCGCCGGCTCGGGGCGGATCGGCCAGGCCGCTCCTCCTGAACGTGAAGCCCCGACCACCGGCGATCTATCGGAGCAGCCATGAACACCGCCTTTGCCAACCTCTACCAGAGTGTTTTCACTCCTACGGAATCCGAACGGCGCATGTCTGCAGCAGCTGAACAGTACGTCGCCGAAACAGAAGAATACGACCGCACCGTTTGCACTGGCCCTGTCATACGCGGCGCCATCATGCCGGCTAACTCGCACGAACGGGGCCTTGCGAATCGCAATGCGGTACGGGCGTTTGATTACCTCTGCACCCAGCACCCCGAATTCACCAGGCAGCAGATCCGGCGTGAGATTTCCCGCACGGATAGCCGGGGCCTTTCCCTATGAGCGCATTTGTAGCCAGCGGCGCCGTCGCAAGCGGTCACATCAACACCGACCCGTTCTGGCCGTCGATTGATTTGGACAACCTGCGGGCCACCCTGCGCATCGACTCCAGTGTCACCCCGGCCCGCCTGGAAACAGCCGTGATTGCCGCTGCCATAAACCTCAACCGCGAACTGAGTGACTGGCGCAATGCTCAACAGGCGGCTGGCTACGCCACGCTGGCAGACGTCCCAGGTGATCGGATCAAGGACGTATCGGTAAAGGCCCACCTCTACCGTCGTGCCATCGAAGCCGGTACCGGTGCCGAGGTGTGCGAGCGTTACCGCGACTACAGCGCCACCAACTCCGGCAATGCCAAGGCCGAAGAAACTGCACCCACCATCGACGACTACCGCCGCGACCTGCGCTGGGCAGTCCGTGATTTTCTCGGAAAAAACCGCACCACCGTGGAGCTGATCTGATGCCCGTCACCATCCGCGCCAATCAAAACGAAACCGTCGACGCGCTGTGTTGGCGGTATTACGGCCGAACCGCGGGCGTCACCGAAGCGGTGCTACAGGCGAACCCCGGCCTGGCTGATCACGGCCCCATCTTGCCGCACGGCCTCCCCGTCAACATGCCCGAAGCCCAAACCAGCGCGCCCCAGCGGCAGATGGTGAACCTATGGGACTGACTCCCTGCAACCAAGGAAACCCACACCATGGCTGATCCGACTTCCAGCGCCGTGACCGGCCTGCTTATGGGCCTGGGCCTGGCAACTGTGACGCCGATTATCGACGGCGAGGCGTTGTTTGGCGCCATTCTCGGCGCGTGGCTGGTGACCAGCACTAAGCATGACCTCAAGGTCTGGCAGCGGTTGGGCTCCCTGTTTCTGTCGGCCGGCGTTGGCTATCTGTTCGCGCCGATGGCCTTGCAGGCTATCCCGTTCATCACCAGTGGCGGCGGCGCGTTCCTCTGCGCCTTGGTGGTCATCCCTATCAGCATCAAGCTGATGGTGTGGGTGGAAAAAGCGGACATCTGGGACATCTGGCGTCGCATCCGAGGGGGCAGCTGACATGCCAAACATCGAACTGGCCGTGCAACTGATCACGGCAATCGCCTACTTGCTGAGCGCCTTCCGGTTGGCCTGCTACACCCGAGGCGCATCCCGGTACCGGCGCAGCATTTCACTACTCGCCAGCCTGTTCGGCTCCGCGCTGTGCATCTGCGGTCTGGAAATTCTGCTGTACCGCCAGCCCACCAGCCTCTGGCAAGCCGTCTCCATCGTATTGCTCTGCACCCTGATTTTCCGTTCACGCGGCAACGTCGCCGCCCTGCTGAGGCCCAGCGCATGACCACCACCCTTCGCCACGGCGACCGCTCGCAGGCGGTGCTTATCCTGCAAAAGAACCTCAACAGGCACGGCGCCAAGCTGGTTCCTGACGGTCACTATGGTGACGCCACAGAGACGGCCGTCCGTGCATACCAGGTGAAAGTTGGTCTGGTCGCCGATGGCGTCGCCGGCACCAAGACCCAGGCAAGCCTGGCCGGTGGCGACTGCGCTCAGTTGCTTCGCAATAGCGACCTCGTCGCCGCTGCCGAACGCCTGGGCGTGCCGCTGGCAAGCATCTACGCGGTCAATGAAGTCGAGTCAAAGGGCAAAGGATTCCTCGACAACGGCAAGCCGGTGATCCTGTTCGAACGGCACGTTATGTACCGCCGACTCGCCAAGGTTCGACAGACGGGTGATGACCCCGCAGAGATCAAACGCCATGCCGACGAACTCGCCGAGACCAACCCCGCCCTGGTCAACCCGAAGGCCGGTGGCTATATCGGCGGTACCGCCGAGCACCAACGCCTAGCCATGGCCCGCCTGATCGACGACACGGCCGCACTTGAATCCGCATCCTGGGGCGCTTTCCAGATCATGGGGTATCAATGGGAGCGCCTTGGCTATGCGAGCGTGCAGGCCTTCGTGGCGGCGATGAGTGCAGGCGAATCGCAGCAGTTCGACGCTTTCACGCGCTTCATTGAAACCGACCCGGTGCTGCACAAGGCGCTTAAAGCCCGCAAATGGGCCGAGTTTGCCCGGCTCTACAACGGGCCGGATTACCTGCGCAATCTTTACGACACCAAGCTGCAGCGCGCCTACGAGCGGCACGCTGGCTGTGAGTGCGGACAGGGGGTAGCGGCATGATCGACTTCGAAGCAGTGAAGAAACTCCGCGTGCTGGACGGCGATCTGCTGGTGGTCCCGGAATCGACCGAACAAGACGACATGGTACGCCTTGCCGAGTGCATCCAGCTGGTGAACAACGCCAGGGCCGTGATCGTACGCGGCCCGATCAAGCAGCTCGACGCCGCAGCCATGAACAAACTCGGCTGGTACCGCGCGTGAGCCCGCTGCGCCAGGCCCTGTACGGCATTGTCCTGCTCGGTGCCCTGGCGCTGCTGATCTGGGGCCAGCAACAGCGCATTGACACCGCCCAAAGCCAAGCAGACCTGGCAAAGAGTGCAGCCAAGACGGCCCGCGACGACGCCGACCGCAATCTGGCGACCGCCACCACGCTCACCGCCACCCTGAAGCAAGAGCGCGAAAACCAGTCAACTCTGCGCGCCCAGCAGGATCAACTGCGCCTCGACCTGGCAAAGCGCGCACGAACCATAGAGGAGCTGAAACTTGAAAATGACGAACTACGTAACTGGGCTGCTCAGCCTCTGCCTGACGCTGCTCGCCGGCTGCGCGAGCGCCCCGCCCTCACCGGCGCCGCAGCTTACCGTGACTGGCTGTCCGGCCGTGGTGCCGTGCCAGCTGCCGGCGACAAGCCCAGCCAATAACGGCGACCTACTCACCGACGAAGACCGCGCCGAAGCCGCCTGGGCCGATTGCGCCGCTCAGGTCGACATGGTCTACAAACACCAGCAGGCCCACCCATGAACAAGCCCGAGAGCCTGCGCGCTCACCTGTTGACCACCGTTGCCGAGCTGCAGCACAACCCCGACCTGTTGTTGATCTTCATCGACAACGGCAAGGTCCGCTGCACCGCTGCGGCGACTCTTTCTTTTGAGTACAGCTACGATCTGCAGATCATCTTTACCGCCTTCGCGGGGCACCCTGACAGCGTGATGCTGCCCGTGCTGGGGTGGATCAGCATCAACCAACCGGAGCTGCTCGAAAACTACGAAAAAATGCAGAACGGTATTCAGTTCGAGGCCGACATCCTCGACAAAGACAAGGTAGATCTCGGCCTTACATTGCGCCTGACAGAGCGGGTAGTGGTAGGCACGGATGCTCAAGGCAACACGACCGTGAAGCATGCCGGCGAGCCACAGCGCGTGGCGGGTTACCTCGATCCGAATTGGGTACCAGGTTCCCAGGGCAACGCCAGTGAATGGGTAGTGCCTGATGACAAGTAAGCTGGAAGCCCTGGAGACCTGGGCGTCCGGCCTGCTGGGGCAACTCCAGCCAGGCGCCCGTAATCAACTCGCCCGCTCCATTGGCCAGGAACTGCGGCGCAGCCAGCAAAAGCGGGTACTGACACAGCAAAACCCGGATGGCAGCAAGTTCGCGCCACGGAAAAAGCGGGACTTGCGCGGCAAGCAAGGCCGCATCCGGCGCAAGGTTGAGATGTTCAAAAAGCTGCGTACCGCGACCTACATGAAAGCCCGAGGCGACAGCAACGCCGTGACTGTGGGTTTCACAGGGCGGATCTCCCGCATCGCCAGGGTTCACCAGTTCGGATTGAAAGACCGCGCGGAGCGTGGCGCGCCCGAAGTTCGCTACGAACAACGTGAATTATTGGGTTTTACAGACATGGACTTGGATCAAATTCGAGACGCTGTGCTTGCGCACTTCATCCATTCAACGTAGCTGGTGTAGCTCGGTACCATTTACATTGAGGTTGAGGAGCGAGTAAAAGGTTAGGCAAAATTTTGCTGATTAAAAGCTAGCTTTCTACTAGGAGAAATAACGGGCATGGAAAAAACGTTCAAAGCTCACTGCCCGCGGTGTAAGGGAGATAGGGTCTGTGTCGTTCACGGCCAACTGGATCGACCTTGGGACTGGTCAGACGGAATGCATGAGCAATGGGGACATACTGTTTACCGGTTGGCTGAGTGCCGCGGTTGCGAAGAAGTCTTCTTCCACCAGTCAAGCTGGCATTCTGAGGATTTTGACTATGTCTATGACAAAGAATCAAAGCAAGACGTTATGTGCTACCCGACTACAAACATAACCTTCCCTGCACCAGAAAAAGAAACTGAGAAGCCCGACTGGGTTTGGAACATCGCAACAATCGATCCTCAGCTATTTTCTATTCTTAATGAAATGTATCAGGCCTATGAACATTCTTCATTTATTCTCGCTTCAGTTGGTCTAAGAACAGCATTTGATCGCAGTACAGAAATCCTAAAAATTGACCCCTCACTTTCTTTGGAGGCAAAGGTCAAACATCTTTTCAATGAAGGTTTTATTGGTGAAACAGAGTCCAAAAATTTGGAGGTAGTTACTGATGCAGGAAGTGCAGCAGCTCATCGCGCTTGGTCTCCAAACCGAGATGAGTTCAAGACATTACTGACAACTCTGGAACAGTTCATTCACCGAACAGTGATCAGTGGTAAGGCTCCACAATCTATAGCGGATAGAATTCCTCCGCGTCCGGCTCGATCACCAAAAATAAAACCACCGACTCAGAACACCTGATTTGAGCTTGTAAATCCCTCCGATACAACTCTCCAGAGCTGCAGTCGTGCACGCGTGGCGCCACCATCGGCGCCATGAACGACTTAGCCGCCCTCGCCCGCCTGCTCGAAAATCTCATCCGCTTCGGCGTCATCGCCGCCGTGCAGATGGAGCCCCCGCGTGTGCAGGTAACAACCGGAAAGCTGACCACCGCCTGGCTTCCCTGGCTCGCATTGCGCGCCGGAGCTGACCGCGAATGGGACCCGCCCGCTCTCGGCGAACAGGTGATCCTGCTCAGCCCATCGGGCCAGCTCGCCAACGGGATCGCCGTGACTGGCGTATTCAGTGACCTCGTCCCGGCCAACGGCAACCGCCCAGGCCTCCACCGTCGTACCTACTCCGACGGCACGGTGATCGAATACGACAGCGAGGCCCACCACCTCAACGCCACATTGGCCGACGGCGGCACCACCAACCTGATCAGCAGCGGCGGCATCAACCTGGTCGGCGACATCACGCACAAAGGCGACTACAACCAAACCGGCAATCAGACCGTCACCGGTCGGGTTGACGTGTCGATTGACGTGGTTGCAGCCGGCGTCAGCGTGGTCAAACACCCGCACACCGGCGTCAAGGCCGGCGGCGACCAATCCGGGGTGCCCATCCCATCATGAACCGACATACCGGCGGCGCCATCAGCGAGCGCGAGCACATCAGTCAGGCGATCACCGACATTCTGACCACCCGCATTGGCACGCGTGTAATGCGCCGCGAATACGGCAGCCTGGTGCCAGAGCTGGTGGATCACCCCTTCAACGACGTCAACCGTCTGCGCGTTTACGCCGCCACGGTCATGGCGCTTATGCGCTGGGAAACCCGCATCAGCTTGAGCCGCGTGCAGTTCGCGGGAGCGAACATGCAGGGCCAGGCCTCGATTGATCTGGAGGGCACCGTGGTGGACACCAATGAGCCGCTGAGCCTCAGCGTGCCCCTGCAGCTGGGAGGCAGTGTATGAACAGTTTCGCCGCCATCGACCTCAGCCAGTTGCCGCCGCCGCAGATCGTCGAGCAGATCGACTTCGAACAGATCCTGGCCGAGCGAAAGGCGTACATGATCAGCCTCTGGCCGGCCGACGAGCAGGCCCAGATCGCGGCACGCCTGGAGATAGAGTCGGAGCCGCTCACCAAGCTGCTGCAGGAAAACACCTACCGCGAGACCGTATGGCGTCAGCGAGTCAACGAAGCATCGCTTGCCAACCTGCTCGCCACCGCGCGTGGCACTGACCTGGAACAGCTGGCCGGCAACTTCAACGTCAAGCGCCTGGTGATTCAGCAAGGCAAAGCCAATGCCGTGCCGCCTATCCCTACGTTAATGGAGAGCGACGACAGCCTACGCGAACGTGCGCAGATGGCCTGGGAAGGGTTGAGCACTGCCGGCCCGCGCAACAGCTACATCTTCCACGCCAGGGCAGCGGACGGTCGCGTAGCCGACGCCACAGCCGAAAGCCCCTCGCCTGCCGTCGCCGTGGTCACGGTTCAGTCATTGCTGGGCGATGGCACAGCGCCCCCCGAGCTGCTTGCCGTCGTCAACGCTTACCTGAGCGACGATGACCGCCGGCCGGTGGCTGACCGTCTCACCGTCCAGGGCGCGCAGATCCTGAATTACCAGGTAAAGGCCAAGCTCTATTTGCTGTCGAGCGGTCCAGAGTCGGAACCTATCCTGGCTGCCGCACACCAGCGCCTGCTGGCCTACGTTCATCAACGGCGCCGCTTGGGCATGGAGGTCTCGGAATCGGCCTTACACGCCGCTCTCCACGTCGAAGGCGTGCGCAAAGTCGAGCTGGAGGGCTGGGTAGATATTGTCGCGACCAAAGCTCAAGCCCCCTACTGCACCGGCATCACATTGAGCCGAGGCATTGAGTAATGGGCGTGCAGCAGCTGTTACCGGGAAACGCGACGTCGCTTGAGCGTCAGGCGGCTCAGGCGCTCGCACAGATCCAGCGTGTACCTATCCCTTTGCGACAGCTCTGCAATCCGAACACCTGCCCCGTCGACCTGCTGCCCTATTTGGCTTGGGCTTTCTCTGTTGACCGTTGGGACAGCAGATGGACTGAAGCCGCAAAACGTGCAGCCATCCGTTCATCCCACTACATCCATTCGCGCAAAGGCACCATCGGCGCTCTGCGTCGCGTGGTGGAACCGCTCGGTTACCTGATTGAGGTCCTGGAGTGGTGGCAAACCACTCCCGAAGGCGTACCCGGCACTTTCGCCTTGAAGGTCGGCGTGTTGGAAACCGGCATCACCGAAGAGATGTACCTGGAATTGACCTGGCTGATCGACGACGCCAAGCCACTCACCCGTCATCTGACCGGCCTGGCCATCAGCCTCGAAACAACCGGTGGCATGAACATTTTCGCCAGTACCTACGACGGCGATGAGATCGACATCTACCCCCCAGTCTTTCGCGACATCGTCACCACGGGCGTTATCGGCGTACCTGGGCGCGAACACACCATCGACACCCTCGACATCTATCCGCCGATACCAGGCGCCATTGGCCTTGCGTGCTACATCGGCGTCGCGGGTCGTGAACATTCCATCGACACACTGGATATCTACCCATGATCGATCCATTCAACGCTCAGTTTTTTGCGATCCTCACCGTTATCGGTGAAGCCAAGCAGGCCAATGCGGACGCGCTCGGCATCCCCTGGAAACTCACCGAAATGGGTGTCGGTGACGCAAACGAAACCAGCCCAATACCCGACCGCAATCAAAAAAAGCTGATCAACGAGCGTCGCCGCCGGCCGCTGAACAGGCTGATGATTGACCCGGCCAACAGCAATATTCTGATCGCTGAACAGATCATCCCGGCAGAAGAAGGCGGATGGTGGATCAACGAAATCGGACTCTACGACGCTGACGGCGACCTGGTGGCCGTGGCGAACTGCGCGCCTACCTACAAATCCCTGATGTCCCAAGGCTCCGGTCGGACGCAGGTGATACGTATGAATTTCATCGTATCCAGCGCGGCGAACGTGGTGCTGATGATCGATCCAGCGGTGGTGCTCGCCACTCGCAAGTTTGTGACTGACTCCATCACCGATGCGATCAATCAGCAGGACGTGAAGCAGTCGGTACTGGTCGCCACAACAGGGCCTGTCGTGCTGGCCGGTGCCCAGACAATTGATGGCGTGGCAGTGCCAGTGGGCTCCCGCGTGCTGGTGAAAGATCAAGCCCAGGGCAAAGACAACGGGCTCTATCTCACCACGGCGCAGATCTGGACCCGCACGGCAGATGCAGACGTCGGCAGTGAGGTGACACCAGGCCTGCTGGTTCATGTTGAGCGTGGCATTGCGAACGGCGACACCCTCTGGCACCTGACCACTGATGGGCCAATCATTTTGGGCACCACGGCCCTGACCTTTCAGTGGGCAGGCGGACAGAACGCGCCTACAGCACCAGTCGACGACCGCTCAAAAAAGGTGGTCAATACCGAAGCCCTTGCGTCACAAATCGAAAGTCAAAATCAGAAATTCCCAGGCCAGGTCTATCGCAAAAATCTACTGATCAATGGCAACTTGGACATTTGGCAGCGTGGAAATAGCGGATCGGTTTCTGTCGCTAACGCTCTTTACACGGCAGACCGTTGGATGGTTTTCGTGCCTGCAGGCGTTATCGCCCAATGGGACAAGACACCGTTTACGTTGGGTAAGGGCTTTAATGGTGCGAAATGGGCGTTGAACGCCAGTTTCACAGCCGGGTCGCCCGGTTCCAACATTCGACAACGAATCGAAGGTGTTGAAACTGGCGCAGGTCAAACGGTGACTGCGTCTTTCTATCTGAACTCCACGGTCGAGCAAACGTGCACAGTTATCGTGCGCCAGACGTTTGGAACAGGTGGCAACGTATCTCCAGATGTTGACCACTTCCAGGATATAGAGGTCACTCGGGACTACAAGAAACACACCGTGTCGTTCAATTTAAGCTCGGTACTTGGTAAGACTAAGGGCTACAACAATAACGATTACATTGAGTTAATTATTGTTTCTAAGGTGTCTGCTGCGCATACGGTCGTATTGGCATCTGCTCAATTAGAGATAGGTTCTGTTGCAACCGAATTCGAAAGGCGCCCCCTTCAGCAAGAGCTGGCACTGTGTCAGCGGTACTTTGAAAAAACGTTTTCACAAGGCATAGCCCCTGTTGATGGCATTGATGTTTCAGGGTCAATAATCAGCGTTGTGTATCAAGGGCAGATGAACTCGGGCAGTCAGCCTATTGGGCAGTGGCAATTCAAAGTTGAGAAACGCGCTGTGCCGAGCATGCGGCTCTACAGACCGATGGGCAATGGAGCTAACGGTCAGTGGCGTTCAGGCAGCGATGCGGTTTCCTCTGCTAACGCAAGAGCACTGATCATCGGAACACGCGGCGTCTCTATTGATAACAGCGATGTCGGGGTTCCCACCCAGACCTATTACATACACGCAACAGCGGATGCTGAACTTTAGGAGTCGATATGGCTTACCAACTCACCGATGATCCCAATACTGTGCTCCGGCTCTCAGATGGCGCAACAGTTCCAAACGGCCACCGCTTTTGGGTTGATTATGAAAAGTGGCTGGTGGCTGGCGGCAAGCCCGAACCCGCTTTTACGGTTGATCCAGCAATCGCAGAAAGAGCATGGCGCGATGCAGAAATTGAAAGCGTCAAATGGTTGCGCGACCGTCATCGTGATGAGATGGACTCATCACGTCCCACCACATTGACTAAGGAGCAATCCGGCGAGCTGTTGGACTATGTCCAGGCATTACGCGACTGGCCTGCATCGGCCGACTTCCCGAACATCGACGCTCGCCCGGTTGCCCCCGCCTGGATCGCAGAGCAAACCCACTGAACGATCCCGTCGCCCTGTAAAGCCCGTCTCTACAAGCCCACGCGCTCGCCCAGCAGGCGCGCGCGCGGCAACCTCTGCACTGTCATTCCATCACAGCGCAGGCAAAACCCATGGCCGATTATCTCCACGGCGTGCGGGTCATCGAACTCAACGACGGCACCCGCCCCATTCGCACTATTCCCACCGCAGTTATCGGCATGGTTTGCACGGCTGAAGATGCGGACCCACTCGTTTTCCCCCTGGACACGCCCGTCCTGCTCACCAACGTGCAAACTGCCGTCGGCAAAGCCGGCGTTAAGGGCACCCTGGCAGCGAGCCTGCAAGGCATCGCCGATCAGACCAAGCCCTACGTCATCGTGGTGCGGGTCAAGGAAGGCGCCGACGAAGCGGCCACCACCAGCGCCCTGATCGGCGGCACGACCCCGACCGGCCAGTACACCGGCATGAAAGCTCTGCTCGCCGCCAAGTCCCGCGTGGGCATGGCACCGCGCATTCTCGGCGTGCCTGGTCTGGACAGTTTGCCGGTGGCCACCGCCCTCGGCGCCATTGCCAAGGACCTTCGCGCCTTCGCCTACGTCAGCGCCTGGGGCTGCAAAACCAAGGAAGAGGTGGTCGCTTACCGCGCGAACTTCGGCGCCCGCGAAATGATGGTGATTTGGCCCGACTTCCAGAACTGGGACACCGTCGCCAACAAGACCACCACCGCCTCGGCCGTGGCCCGCGCGCTGGGCCTGCGCGCCAAGATCGATCAGGAGACAGGCTGGCACAAAACCCTGTCCAACGTCGCCGTCAGCGGCGTGACCGGTATCAGCGCCGACGTGTTCTGGGATCTGCAAAACCCGGCCACGGATGCCAACTACCTCAACAGCAACGACGTCACTACCCTCATCAACGCCAACGGCTTCCGCTTCTGGGGTAGCCGCACCTGCAGCGATGACCCGTTGTTCGCCTTCGAAAACTACACCCGCACCGCGCAAATCATCGCGGACACCATGGGCGAAGCGCACATGTGGGCTATCGACAGGCCTATGCACGCCTCTCTGGTACGCGACCTGGTCGAAGGCGTGAACGCCAAGATGCGCGAGCTGAAGTCCCAGGGCTACCTGATCGGCGGCAGCTGCTGGTATCCCGACGACGTCAACACCAAGGACACCCTCAAGGCCGGCAAGCTGTGGGTCGATTACGACTACACCCCTGTGCCCCCGCTTGAAGACCTCACCTTCCGTCAGCGAATCACCGATCGTTACCTGATCGATTTCGCCAAGGGCATCAACAGCTAAACCGGGCCTCCCCGCAAGGGGAGTTCACCCTGACCCCGTATCCCGGAGAACACCGCCATGGCAATGCCACGCAAGCTCAAAAACCTCAACCTGTTCAATGACGGCAACAGCTACCTCGGCTTGGTGAAGTCTCTCACCCTGCCCTCCCTCGGCCGCAAGATGGAAGCCTATCGCGGCGGCGGCATGAATGGCCCGGTCAAAGCTGACCTGGGCATGTCCGACGACGGCATCCAGTTCGAATGGAAGACCGGTGGCCTCGATCTGATCTCTCTGCGCCAGTTCGGCGCGGTCAACGCCTCCAGCGTGGCCCTGCGGTTCTCTGGCCCTTACCAGCAAGACGACACGGGCGAAGTCAGCAACGTGGAAGTCGTCGTGCGCGGTCGCCACGAGACCATCGAGATGGGTGACGCCCAGCCTGGTGAGGACACCGAGCACTCCATGACCACCACCTGCAGCTACTACAAGCTGACCGTGGATGGCGAAGAAATCATCGAAATTGATCTGCTCAACTTTGTCGAGAAGGTCAACGGCGTGGACATGCTGGAGAAGCACCGCACCGGCATGGGCATCTGACACGCCCCTCAATCGAGTCTCACCCTTTAATAACCAGGAGCAACTCCCATGAAGAACGAAACCACCGAACAGCCCGACGTGCAGCAGCTGGCCGACAACAACACCGTCACCCTCGACACGCCAATCCGTCGCGGCACCACCAGCATTGACAGCATCACCCTGCGCAAGCCGAACTCCGGCGAGTTGCGCGGCGTGAGCCTGGTTGAGCTGCTGCAAATGGACGTCGGCAGTCTCATCAAGGTTCTGCCCCGCATCAGCTCGCCGAGCATCACCGCCGTGGAAGTCGCCGGCATGGACCCGGCCGACCTGCTGGCCCTGAGCAGCAAGATCTCTGGTTTTTTGTTGCAGAAGTCGGCGATGACGGATGCATCCCTCGTCGCATAGAGGACGCCATGGCCGATCTGGCCGTGGTTTTTCACTGGGCACCGGCTGATATGGATCGGCTGGGCCTGCAAGACCTGATGGACTGGCGCGAGCGCGCCAGGGTGCGGAGTTCCAACGATGGGGAATGATCTGAGACTTCAGGTGCTGCTCAGCGCCATTGATAAGGCCACAGGTCCCCTGAACAAAATAACGGGCGGCAGCAAGGAAACAGCCCGTGCCCTCAAAGCCGCCCGTGACCGCCTGAAAGAACTCAACACCCAGCAACGCGACGTCAGCGCCTGGCGTGAACTGCAGGCCGCAACCCGCGCAACATCCGAGGCGCTCGCCGCCAACAACACCAAGGTAGGCGAACTCGCCCGCGAGACGGCGAAAGTCCGCCAGCAGCTCGCGCCGACCCAGGCGCTGTTCGACAAATCCCGGCAGAAGGTTGACGCGCTCAAAACCAGCCAGACCGACCTCAAGCGCGAACTCACCGGGACACGCAATGCCCTGGGCTTGATGAGCGACGAACACCGCCAATCAGCCAGCCAGATCGCCGCGCTCAACGCCGTAATGCAAAAGGGCAATGCCCTGACCCGAGCGCAGCACGACGAATACACGCGCCTCACAGCCGCCCAGCGGGAGCGCAAAACCCAGCTTGACCAGCTCGCAGCCAAGGAAAAGACCCTGGCTGACCGGTTCACCCAGAACAACGCGCAGTTGCGCACCAGTCGTGCGGGCCATGCCAGTCTGCGCGACGAGATCCGCCGCCTGGAAACCCCGTTCAAGGACCAGCTCGCGCTGCTGAAACAGCACACTGCCGAGTCGAAACGCTTGGGCGAGCAGTACGGCCAGCAGCAAGTAAAACTCGGCAACCTCGGCGTGCAGCTCAAAAACGCCGGCATCAGCACCAATGCCCTGGGCGTACACGAGTTGAAGCTCAGGCGCGATATCGACACCGCCACCCAGGCCATGAAATTGCAGATGGACCACCTGGATGCGTTGAAGCGAAAGCAGGACAGCCTGGCGAAAGCGCGTGCCGCCTACGACAAAACCCAGAGCCTGGCTGGCAGTGTTGCTGTATCCGGCGCCGCTAGCCTTGGCGCGGGCTACGCCGCCAGCCGCCCCGTCGTGTCGGCAATCAAAGCCTTTGCCCCGAATGAGGACTCTGCCACGCAGCTCAAGGTGTCGATGATGGACGACACCGGCAAGGTTTCCGCCGACTTCCAGAAGATCACGGACCTGGCCACCAAGCTTGGCGACCGGCTGCCAGGTACCACGGCCGACTTCCAGAACATGATGACGATGCTTCGACGGCAGGGCATCAGTGCCCAAAGCATCCTTGGCGGCACCGGGGAGGCAGCAGCATATCTCGGTGTGCAAATGAAGATGGAAGCCACTGAGGCGGCTGAGTTTGCCGCCAAAATGCAGGACGCCACGCGGACCACTGAAAAAGACATGATGGGGCTCATGGACACCATCCAGCGCGGTTTCTATGCAGGTATGGAACCAAGCAACATGATTCAGGGCTTCAGCAAAATCTCACCTGTCATGGATGTCATCAAGAAGTCGGGCATTGATGCAGCTAAAGAACTCGCACCACTGCTCATCATGATGGACCAGGCCAGCATGGACGGCAGCTCAGCGGGTAACGCTTTTCGTAAAATTTTCCAGGCAGGCTTGAATCAAGACAAAGTCGATAAAGCCAACGGCATCGCAGCAGGCGCGAACAAGGGCGTCTCTCTCAAATTCACGGATGACAAAGGCAACTTTGCTGGCCTGGAGAACCTGTACGCTCAAGTCGAAAAGCTGAAGGTTCTGAACGATACCGACCGTACAGCCGTCATCAGTAAGCTCTTTGGCGACGACGCTGAAACAATGACCACCTTGAACACCATGATGAACAAGGGGCTGGCCGGCTATCAGGAAATTCAAGAAAAGCTGAGAGTCCAGGCCGATCTGCGCACCCGCGTTAACGAACAGCTCGGCACGCTCACCAACGTCATGGAAGCCGCTGAGGGTAGCTTCACCAACGCCATGGCTGAATTCGGTGCAGCAGTTGCCCCCGACTTGAAAGACCTGATCAATACAGCCGGTGAAATCGCAAACAGGGTAGGCACCTGGGCACGGGAAAATCCGAAGCTGGCCGGGGGCTTGGTCAAAGTCGTCGCCGCCGTAGCAGCGGCGGCTCTGGTGTTCGGTACTTTGGCGTTGACCATGGCAAGCATGCTCGGCCCCTTCGCAGTGCTGCGGTACGGCATGGCGCTGTTTGGCATTCGCTTGGGCAGCATCAAAGCTCAGTTGATCGGCACCCGTATTGCTGCCGCCAGCGCCGGTACCGAGGTCGGCCGGATGGGCCGAATCTGGAAGACGGTCACAGCCAGTCGTGCCGCTGGCGGCATGATGAGCGTTATCCCTACGCTAGTCAGCTCCGCACGGATTGCTGCGGTCAGCGTATTGCCAATGCTCGGCGGCGCAATTAGCGCGGTAGGCGCAGCCATACTTGCTACACCGGTTGGGTGGCTGATCGCCGCTGTCGCTGGCCTGGTCGCCATTGCAGCGCTGATTTACAAATACTGGAAGCCGATTAAAGGATTCTTCCTCGGCTTCTGGCAGGAACTCACTGAAGCTCTGCAGCCGGTCCTTGCCGGGTTTGGTAAGTTCGGCGGGCTGCTGATCAGCCTGGCGAAAGCCGCCTACTCCATTCCGATTATCGGTTTCGCGTTGCGCCTGCTTGGCAGCATTGTCCGCCCGTTGTTCAGCATGATCTCCTCCGGCATCAGTGGAGTGATCGGTTGGTTCACCGACCTGCTGAAACCGGTCGAAGACGTCGGCGGTGCGGCAAAGTCGATGGGCCAGCGATTTGGCGCGGCCATCGGCAACATGCTCATGACCCTGCTGCAGAGCATCGGCTCTATCGCAACCGGCGCAGTCAACGTGTGGACCACCATCAAAGCCAGCTTTGACCAGGGCCTCGCCGGCATCCTGCAATTGATCACCAACTTTAGTCCGCTTGGCTTGTTCTACCAGGCGTTCACCGGGGTGATGAATTACTTCGGCGTGGAGCTGCCGGGGAAATTCACCGAGTTCGGCGGCATGATCGTCAACGGTCTGGTCAATGGCCTGACCGCAGGGCTCGGCGCTGTGAAGGGCGCTATCAGCTCCATCGGTGACTCCAGCATCGGTTGGTTCAAGGAAAAACTAGGCATCCACAGCCCGTCCCGCGTGTTTGCGGAACTGGGCGGCTTCACCATGGAGGGGCTGACAAAGGGCCTGGAGGGTGGACATAAGGGGCCGCTCAACGCCTTGTCGAGCATGAGCAAACAACTGACCGCCGCCGGCACTCTGGCGCTAAGCGCAACAGTCATGCCGGCGTTGGCTGTCGATGATCGCCCACCGATCAGCAGCGCGGGCACATCGACGGTTTACGACAGTCACGACACCTACCAAATCACTATCGCTGCTGCGCCTGGCATGGACATGCAAGCCATGGAGAAAAGCCTACGCACCATGCTCAACAAGATTGAAAACGAGAAACGCGCCCGTCAGCGCAGCAAGTTATCGGACCGGGATTAATCACCATGATGCTCAGCCTCGGCATGTTCGTGTTCAGCCTATCGACCCTCGCTTACCAAGAGCTGCAGCGCCAAACCAATTGGCGCCATGCCAGCAACAGCCGCGTAGGTGCACCACCCGCGCTGCAATTTGTCGGCCGTGGTGACGACACTATTACCCTCCCCGGCATCATCCTGCCCGAGCTGGCCGGCAGCGTGCTCAGCCTGGATGCATTGCGCTTGATGGCGAACACCGGCAAGGCCTGGCCGATGGTCGAGGGCACCGGCCGAATATACGGGCTGTGGGTGATCGAGAGCCTGAGCGAGACCAAAACTGTGTTTTTCAGAGATGGCACGCCACGGCGCATCGAGTTCACCCTTACGCTCAAGCGTACCGATGACGACCGCATCGACCTGCTCGGCGCCGCTACCAGCACCGGGCTCAACATTCTGCGGGGGCTGCTGTGATAGAGGCCGCGCTGTCCAAAGTCACCGGTTACCTCGTGAATACGGCGGAACGCTTCGTCCGGGATGCCGCCTATCCTGTTCCGGCCTTCCGTCTCACGGTGGACGGCAACGATATCGCCATGAAGGTGAGCCCGCGGCTGATGAACCTGGATCTAACCGACAACCGTGGCGTAGAGGCCGACCAGCTCACGATCACATTGAGCGACCATGACGGCCTGCTGTCGATACCGCCAAAGGGCGCAGTACTTCGCTTGTGGTTGGGCTGGAGCGACACCGGACTGGTGGACAAGGGCACCTACACCGTCGACGAGACAGAGCACAGCGGCGCGCCGGATGTACTCAACATCCGCGCTCGATCAGCAGATCTTCGCAAGGGGCTCAAGACCAAGCGCGAGCGCAGCTGGAGCAACACTACGCTGGGCAAAATAATCGGCGATATCGCCATGGGGAACAACCTCACCTCGACCGTGGCCGGCGCGCTCGGTGCGTTGCCGATCCTGCAGCTTGACCAGGCCAACGAATCGGACGCCAACCTGATCACGCGCCTGGGCGAAGAATTCGATGCGGTGGCCAGCGTGAAGGCTGGGTGTTTACTGTGCATCCCTGCAGGCGGCGGCAAGACCGCCAGTGGGCTTCCCCTGCCCCACATTACCCTCACACGCGCCGACGGCGATCAGCACCGCTACCTGCAGGCGGATCGCGACAGCTACGACGGTGTGCGCGCCTATTTCTACGATGTGGACAGCGCCAAGAAACAGGAAGCGATTGCCGGCGGTGGCGAGAACCTCAAAGACCTGCGCCATACCTACAGCGACCAGCAATCCGCGCTGAGGGCTGCAAGGGCCGAATTTCGACGCCTGCAACGCGGCAGTGCCACGCTAAGCTACACGCTCGCGATGGGCCGACCGGATCTGATCCCAGAACTGACCTACACACTCCAGGGCGTTAAAGCGGAAATCGACGAGATCATCTGGTACGGCGGCAACGTGCAGCACAACCTGAGCCCGGATGGTGGTTATACCGTCAGCCTGGAGCTGGAGAGCAAGTTGCCGGAGGACAACGTTGAGGATCTGGCGGAGGAGAACCAGGGTGAATACACGGGGATAATCGCTTACTACCGCGACCAGAAAACCGGGAAGGAAAAGACGGTTACAGCGGGGGATCAGACGAAGCCGAAACGCTTACGGTGGTTATATGCAAGTGAGCGATCAGCTAGACGCGCCGTACAAAGAGAATGGAACAAATCGAAAACTTGATATTTACGACAGTCAAATGACAACCCTCGTCTAAAACAAAATATCGTATATCGGTCGAGTGTGAACCACGTAATAGACGGCGGAACCGCAGAACATCAATACATCCAGAACCCCCACCGCATAAACTGCTGCGTACTGCCAGCTCAAGCGTTTCGTTATCGCAGCAAACTCTTCTAGATATGCCACTTGCTTTGTTTCAAATCTTTTTTCAAAAATCTTTTTCTGCCGCAAAACCTCTTGTTTAATAGTATCTAATGTAGCGTGCTGATTTACTAAAAACCCTATCAACAACAAACAAAAAACCAAAACACCGAAAAATATAACCGTATTCGCAGCAAATTGAGCATTTAGAGCAGTAGTCTTTTTAAGTTGGCTAAGAGCAATAAACGTAGCGATTGGAATGCCTAAAACCTGAGCCTGTATATCGGTAATAGCTTTATGAATTTTAGTTATTACATCAACCTTAAACGCATGTACCTCAGTGACAGCTTTTTCATAGGTATAATCTGAGGCAAAAAGATTATAACCTGCCTGTAGTCGGCTATACAAATCACTGAGCTGAGAAATCAAATGAGAAAATCTTTGACTCACTGGAACCATAGAAAGCATTTCAATCAAATTTTCACCGAGCATTTTTACTTTTTGCTCTTTGTGATAGGGGTCGAGCACGAACCGTTCCAACAGTTCAAAAACAGGAAAGTCCAACGCGTTGACTTCTTGTACTCCATACACAAGTGGCACAACAAACCGACCGTCTTTATAGAAGACCAGTTCTTCCTTTGCGGAATCTAAGTAATGAGCCGCCTCATTAATCAACCCTATCAACCTTAACACCCTACGATATCTATTTACAATAGTAATTACCGGCTGATCAGAGGATGAGAACGCTTCATCAATCAAAAAATAATTATCCCTCTCTTTGACTCTAGCACCCGTCGTCGACGTAATATATTTGGAAAAATTTTCAGCAAGAATACCTAAACCTAACCTTGGCTGAGCAACAGCCAGGATAAATACATCACCAACATTAATGTTTTCGTAGTCACCTTGACGCACAGCAATACCTGACTCATCGATATTCGAGTCATCAATTGCAAGCGCCAAGGCACTCTTCAAAACATCATTTGTGATTACAAGCTTATAAAGCGAGCCAGGAGCTTTTTCCATGGCTCTATATATAGGCAGCAAATCTACAAATTTAATCCTCTTCGCCATCTTGACTAACTTCCACTCTAAGACGAGCAAGCAATTCTTCTGGCAACTTTTTAATTACCAAAGTTTCAGTCTCAATATTAAACTCTATCTCATCATTACTCAAGGCTGCTCGATCAAACATTATTCGCCAGTTCTTAGTCGCTCCGCTGAATTTCACGAGGCTACGAAGAGAGCGTTTATCTGGTATAAAGCCATCAGATATATCTAGACCCGATGCTTCAAAGGAGTCGCTAAGCTCTTGAGGAGCTTCGGGCCAAAGCTCGTTTGCAAAAGCTTCTAACTCAAAAGGGGTGTCCTTGTCTGCATAACGCTTACAAACTGTGTAAGCATTTTGCAAGAACTCTTCTCGTGACTCTTCGTCCATTTCTTTCGAAAGAGCAAATGACTCAAGGGCGGTACTGAGCTTTTGCGTTTCCAACACAGCTGCAACGGAGTTATTACAACCGAGAAACAACTTAAAAAACTCGGACACTTTATCCTGACCGCGCCCCTTGATAAAACTCAGATACTTATCACCACCCTCAGCCCAAGTTGTTAGATTAACTCGACCTGCCAGGCGGAACCCCTTAATATCAAGATGCAGCGCATCCACAACCTCTTTAGATTTATTTAAAGCTGCACCCAGCTCATCATTAAGGATAGCCACGATAAGGTAGTGCGATTGATCTGCCGCTCTTTTGAAATGTGCGAAGAAGACGTGCCCGCCAGTCGAAGCTGTGCCTTGAGCTGACATCTTAAGATTTTCAGTCATCTGTAAAGTGGTAGCTACGAAGTCACTATCGCCTACCGTGTAATACGCTTCCAGATATTTGGAGACAGGATAATTATCTACATCATCCTCAAATCGACCATGCGACTTCCCCGTTTTTGCTGCATATATCTTAGCCAACTGATCTATCAGGCGCTGAATAGTTTCACCAACCTCCAAAACCTCCTCTCGCCCATCAATTACGAACCCACCATCTACTTTATTAAGACTATGAACAATAACATTCATTATCTCGTTTTCTAATTTAACATCTGCCGCCGCAACGGCCTTATCACGTCCATCTCCCATACCCTAGCCCTCTAAAAACTTATAAAATATTTATTATATTTTCTTATCACCGTATAACCCTAGCTTCACTTCTGGCTACTATATTCAGGGCATATTTTAGAATGCAGACCTGCCGTCAAGCGGACGCATGTATATAGCCTTTGTAATATTGGTAAGTAAATCGAAGGGAGAAACCGTAAAGGCAAATGTATAATCCATGACCCACGTCCCTGTATTCGTTGTAAGCGGCGCCAATTACCGCCCTCACAAACTCGATTATTCAGCCTCGACAAGCGGACCATCGGCGTTCCTGCCTGACTGATCCGTTCTTAATGGGTACAGATTATGCTGGCCGTTTGGTATCGGCAAGGGCTTCAGTCAAATCCTTGAGGCGCTGCTCGACATCCATTAAGCGTTTCTTTTCCTCAGCAGCGCTCTGTATCTCCCGCTTACCTGCCTCTCCAAGCGAGCGAAACAGCTCAAGGATGGCCTCCTCCTGCTGATTAACGGTCCGCGCTTCCGATGATTCGGTCGAAACACCCAGACACATAGAGCCTTCGCCTGTCAGCAACCAATCCAGGCTTATACCCAAATGAGTGCGAATGGCAGCCATGGCCTTCGCGTTAGGCTCTCGCTCACCCAGAAGGTAGTTTTGGAGCGTCCTGTACGGGATCCCCACTACCTCTGAGGCCTCCTTAATAGACATGCCTCTGTCGTCGATAACGCTGCGCAGGCGAGCGGCTATACTCATTTTTTCATGAATTCCAATTGACGCACCCATTTTGGTGCGTATACTGCGAACAAACAGGTACATCTTAACCAACTAGGAACACTCGAACCATGAGCCAAGCCATGGAAAAACGCCAGATCCAAGCACGACTGATCGAGCGTGGCAGTAACTTCCGTCAGTTCGCCCTAAGCCATGGCTATGAAGTGCGCACAGTGACGCAAGTGGTTCAGCGTTGGGCGGGAAACAACAAGCTGCCCCGTGGCAGGTTGACGTTCCAAATCCTACGAGACCTGTCTCGGATGATCGGCAAAGAAATATTGCCGGGAATCCTCGCGGAAAGCGCCGAGCAAAACTCAGCACCGGCTGTATGAAACGACTGTAGGGGCGATGACTCCAGGGAGAAACCAGAAGATGAAACGCCCAGTTCTAGCGACCAAGCGCCAGGTAATGAGCGCAGTGATCAACGACTACGAAGGTGGCCGTGAATGCGCTGCAGCCCGCCTTGGATACGAACTCAAGAAGTTCGATAACCACATCTACGAAAACGCCGGCAGTCGGCCCCTGAGCGATGAACAGATACATCTGTTGGAGCAGGACATGGGCACCACCTACCTGCCGGAATACATCGCAGCGATGTACGGCGGCATGTTCGTCCCCCTTGCCAAGCCTGAAACACTGGACAACGTGGACCTCTACAACCGTTCAGTGCGTGCAGCAGCCAAGCGCGGTGTGGTCGACCAGATCATTGCGAAGGCACTGGACGACGGAGTCATCGAGCGGGACGAAGCCGAGGCGATCTTGCGCGCTCACAGCCATTACATGGCGGCTCGTCACTCCGAAGTCCTGGCAACGATTCTGCTGCACAGCCGGGGGCCAAAGCATTGAGCACCTACAAGCTGGTCTGTCCCTGCTGCGGCAGCTCGATGCGCATTCGTACCTCCGAAGGGCAGACGCCTTGCTTCCGCTCAATGTATTCGGAATGCACCAACCTGCTGTGCGGCGCCACGTTTTCCGGCTCTTTGGTTTGGGAATACCAGCTGAGCCCATCAGGAATCGAGCGCCCCCTTACCGTTCTGCCCATGGCGCCTACCAAAGTGCGCCTCCTTGCTCGACAGAACCTCACGGCAAAGACCGATCAACCCGATTTGCTGGATCAACTGGAAATGGAGGCCGCACCTGTATGAACACCATCGCACTGACTACCAACCCCGCCAGTGATTACCGTGCCGCGATGCAACAAGCGGCCGTGGCCTATCTGTACCGCCACCGTTGCGAGCATCTTGCCGGCGACAGTCAGCTTTTAGAGAACTGCACCCGGTACTTGACCCAGTCGCTTGAGGTACCCACGCACCTGGTGCAGCGCATCGCTGAACTAGCGGTGGCCGAGTTCGAAAGCATGACCTGCATGCGTGTGGCCTGGCTGGGTATTCATCCCACCAGCGGCCCCTTCCGCCCGGTGATCTTGCTGCTCGACAACTGCACCCAGCAGCGACATCCCGTCTCAGCACGCTTGCTCCCCACACGCCTGCTGCTGACTCGCAACCTCCCGCACTAATCCAAAACCCTCCCTGTTAGATGCCCGCACCGCGTGGGTAGGGGAAATTTGCAACTTACTGGTGGCCGAAATGAGCAAAATCACCATAAAACTGGAGCTGGACGAACAACAGGCGCAGCACTACCTGTTGTGGTTGACCAGTCAGTACGAAGTCACGATGGCTGATATTTGGTACTCCGACCGCTACCGGAATGTGCCAAGTGGTCAACGGGCGCCGAAGGTGCTTGAGGACTTGCCCTACCTGGCAGGCATCTGCAAGACGCGCAGCGAGCTGAAAAAGCAGCTCGTTGTTACGACTGCGGAGCATGTGCAGTGATTCGCAAGCCCATGGAAGACAAGATCCGCGCCGACGTGCTTCAGCGCCTGGAGTCTGATTACGGCCTTCAGCACATGAAAGGCACGCATTACATGCGTAAGGGCACCTGCCCGCAGTGCAATCAGAAACGTTTGTTTTCGCGCCACGATGAGCCTTGGTTTATACGCTGTGGCCGCGAGGAGAAATGCCGGTACATGGCTCCCACAAAAGAGCTGTACCCGGACCTGTTCGATGACTGGAGCAAGCGCGCACCGGCCACCCGAGACGAGCCTGCCGCCAGCGCAAAAGCGTACCTGACATTTGCCCGAGGTTTCCGCGTTGAGCTGATAGAGGGCTGGTACACCCAGGAAAGCTACTTTGATCGCGACCTGAATATTGGTTCTGCCACCGTGCGCTTCCCCCTGGAACATGGCGGGTACTGGGAGCGCTTGATTGACCAACCGTCACGGTTCGGTAAGAAGAAGGCCCGCTTCCAACCCCTCAAGAGCTACAGGGGCCATTGGTGGTGCCCGCCGTGCCTGGATCTGCTTGAAGTGAAAGAGCTGTGGATCGTTGAAGGCATCTTCGACGCCATCGCGCTCATTCAAAACGGTATTTCTGCTGTTGCGGCGCTGTCTTCAAACGCCTTTCCAGAAGAATCACTGAAGGCCCTGATCACCGCTCGCGGCGGTAAAACTCCCAAGTTGGTCTGGGCGCTGGACAACGAGCCAGGCGCCCATAAGTACACACGGACCTGGGTCAAGCGTGCCCGTGAACTCGGTTTCACCTGCGAAGCCGCGCAGATCCCACAACCGGACGCCCGCAAGGTTGACTGGAATGACCTGCATCAGCGCTGGGCGTTTGTAGACGATGAAAACACACGTGCAGAGCGCATCAAGAAAGACCTGAAGGAAGCTCGACACCAGGGCGATCTGCTGATTGCTGACAGTGCCACCGACAAGGCACTGCTGATGTATCAGTGGCGCGAGCGCGAGGAGTTTCACTTCTGCTTCGACTCTCGCTTGTACTGGTGGAAATTGGATATGGCGAAATTCAACACCGCCAAGCAGACGTTCGACAAAAGCGACAAACAGGAAGAGCAAGTACTCACCGAAAAACAGATTCGGGAGAAGGCCTTGCAGATGGCTGGCTGTGTAGTCGAGATCGCTAACTGCTACCCCAAAGCCCTCTATTTCCAGCGCAACGAGATTACCGACGAGTCCTGGTACTTCTTCCGCGTCGACTTCCCGCACGACGGCGGCTCAGTGAAAAACACCTTCACGGGCGGACAGGTCGCCGCTGCGAGCGAATTTAAAAAAAGACTTCTCGGCATGGGTGCCGGAGCCGTGTTCACCGGCAGTGGACAGCAATTGGACAAACTCATGAAAGACCAGCTTTTCGGCATCAAGACGGTTCAGACCATCGACTATGTGGGCTACAGCAAGGAATACCACTGCTACGTGTTCAACGACGTCGCCATCCGTGAAGGCCAGGTGATCCACATCAACGAGGAAGAGTTTTTTGAGATGGGCAAGTTGAAACTCAAGACTCTGCAAAAGGGTGTGAAGATCGATCTTGAAAAGGATGGCAAAAAATACGATGACCAGTGGCTTGGGCTTCTTTGGCAGTGCTTTGGTGCCCAGGGCATCGTGGCGTTGACCTTCTGGTTTGGCTCGCTGTTCGCCGAACAGATCCGCGGCCGGTACCAGTCGTTTCCTTTCCTTGAGGCCACTGGCGAGGCCGGCGCCGGCAAGACCACGTTGCTCACGCTGCTATGGAAACTCGCGGGCCGCGACGGATACGAAGGGTTTGACCCGTCCAAATCCACCAAGGCCGGCCGCAGCCGCTTGATGGGCCAAGTATCCGGCATGCCCATTGTGCTGCTGGAATCAGACCGCAGCGGCGACGATAAGGCCCACGCCAAAACCTTCGAATGGGACGAACTCAAGGATTACTACGGCGGCGGCACCCTGGCGACCAAGGGTGTGAAAACCGCCGGTAACGAAACCTACGAACCACCGTTTCGCGGCACCATCGCTATCAGCCAGAACGCCCCTGTAGTGGCTTCCGAGGCGATCATGACCCGGATCGTCAAACTGCACTTTGTACGACCGAACGTCACCGCTGAAAGCCGCGCGGCGGCAGATCGGCTCAATGCGCTCGAAGGTTCGACACTCAGCAACTTTGTGTTGCAGGCCGTGCGCAAAGAGCTGGAGGTGATGGAACTGTTCGGCCAGCGGGTTGCGGGCTACGAAGCGAAGTTGCGCAACCTGCATTCCCACTGCTTTGCCTGCGACACCCCATTCAAAGACGAGCACAGCGAATGTCGCCATTGCGGCAACAAGCTGCGCGGCTACATCCGCGTGGAGCGGATCAACAAGAACCACGCCCAAATGCTCGCCCTGCTGGATTGCCTGTGCATGGTGGTACCGCTCACCGACGCACAGGTTGAGCATACCCGCTCGCAGATCATCCGCATGGCGGTTGAGCGCCAGGCCTCGATCAGTTCCGACCATCCGGTAGTTGCTGAATTCTGGGAAGTTTACGAATACCTGGAAGGCCTGGACGCCGAAGGCCCGGTGGTCAACCACAGCAAGAAAGATCACATCATCGCCATCAACCTCAACGACTTCGTGAAGTGCGCGGCAGAAAACCGGCAAAAAATCGCTGACGTCAGCGAGCTGCGCGAACGCTTGAAAGACTCCCGCTCGCGGAAGCTGCTCGACGTCAACAAGGCGACCGACAGTGCAGTACGAGCTCACCAGGCCAGCAAGACCAACGCCGTCGTCACGAAGCAACCCATCGTGAAGTGCTGGCACTTCCAGGCCTGATTCATCAGCGGCAATACCTGCCAGGCGCTGCAAAGTCTGTCACCACCCAAAGGAGAAGAACCATGCACGTACAAGTCATCGCAAGCGGCGGCCAAAACGGCGCAACGAACCGTCACAGACATTTGGAAGAGCTGAGGGAGTGGTTTGGGGAAAGCTCAAAGATCATTCACGCCGAGGCCTATGCGCCTGACGACCTGGTCAAAATTCTGGAAGTTAGCGCGGCAACCGATTTTGAAATTCTGGTGCTGGAGTGCAGCCCCGAACAAATCGTCGCCGTCCTGCTGTGGCAGACAGAAACCGAAGAGGTTGCCGAACTTGAAAATGTGCTTGTGCACCTGGTGCGCAAGCAAAAAACAACTGGCGAAAGCCAGTAAGAAGGTGGTGCCGAGGGGCTGCAACCCCTCGACACCGACCACCCAAAGGAGAAGCACCATGCAAGTGAATCAACCCCAAGGCGGCATCGCAGAGGCTACCACAACCCCGCTTGCTGTCGGCGACACGGTCAGCTACGTCGCAATGAGCGGCGGTGGTCGGGAATATCGCCTCAGCGCTCGTACAGGTGTGATTGAAGGAATTTATGGCAACTTCGCCACACTACGCACTGCCAACGGCCGGAGTGTTACTCAACCCCTGGACAAGCTGACACCCGACGGCCAGCCCAATGCACTGACAAAAATGGTTATGAGGGGCCAACCATGAGTTCAAGTCCTCGCACCCGCCCGCCGTTAGCCGGTTACCGGCTGGACTTGCCCAGCCGCTGCGACATCTGCGGCAAAGCCCGCTCAAAGGGAAAGCACGAGGCATGTAGTCGAATACGCCAGCAGAGCAAGACGGCGGAATGGGCTGCATTTATGGCAGAGCGTGAAGTAGCCAAGCAGAAAAAACGGTGTCGATACGCGCATCTATGAGGATAGTCATGAACACAGCATTTATCCTGATGGCTCAGTACGACGGCCAAGCGATTATCTCTCTGGAGGTGGTGTGCCGGGATTACTTCACGCACCTGACGCCGGACATGTTCCAGCGCAAAGTGATGAGCGGTCAGATCAAGTTGCCCATCACCCGCCTGGAACCGAGTCAGAAATCGGCCAAGGGCATTCACCTCACCGACCTGGCCGCGTACCTGGACCTACAGCGCGCAGCCGCGGTTAAAGAGCACAACCAGCTCAACGGGATAAAACACGCCGTTTGAGCCACTTCTGCGATGCGGCGCCCAGTTGGACGGGCGCCCTCAGAATCTTTTCGTGCCACTCCCAGCCCACATAGCGGTCGCCCCGACCGCGAAGGTGTGTGTAACGCCTCATTGAATTCCAATCCCTGTGGCCGGAAATACTCGCCACACGCGGAATATCCCAGTCCATTTCGAACAGGCGGCTGACACCTTCATGCCGGAGGTCGTGGAAGTGCAGATCTGCGATGGTCAAAAACTTGCAGGCTTTCGCCCAGGACGTTGAGATCGACTCTGGGCTGTAGGGGAAGATATCTTCGCCGGCCTTCGGCATCGTCTGGAGGATGTGCCACGCCTCGTCCGGCAGGTAACACCAAACATCGTTGCCGATCTTCTGCCCTGGGTTTTTCATGTCACGCACCAGGACCCGCTGGCCGGCCTCGTCTATGTCTGCCCAGCGAATTCGAGTTATTTCATCGAGCCGGCGCGTGGAGAACAGGGCGAAACCCACGACCTTCAGCATATTTATGACGGTCGGGCGCCTCACTTGCATGGCCTGGTAGTGCGTCAGCACCCGTCCCAGCTCATCCAATGTCGGTCGGCGGTCACGCTCACGGCTTTTCAGGTTGTAGCCCAGCTTGCGTAACACACGCCGGGCACCGCCCATGGCGAGCGGGTCGACCTGGTAGCCCCATGCGTCTTTGGCAATTGCCAGCACTGCGCCCAGATGCGCCAGGTCATTGCCAGCGGTTTGTGGCTGAACACCACCGCCCTCTCCGCTCATTCGCCAAAGTGCGTAATCGACCAGGCACTGGGTGTTGATATCCGTATCGGTCAACTTGCCCAGGTAAGTCTCGCCAATTGCATTAAGTGTGGCGCGCTTGGTCTTGCCGAGCGGCTTGGCTTTCTCAACTTCGACCAGGTAGCGGTCAGTCATCTCTTTGAGCGTGGCGCCCTTGCGGTTTGCGCGCTCAATCGCACCAGGCTCATCCAGCTCCGAGCCGCGCTTGCGTGCCCACGCCTGGGCGGCCTGTTTTCGGGCGAAGGTCTGGCTCTCTTGGTAGACTTGCACTCCGTCGCGCTTGATGCGGATCTGTGCCGTGTAGCTCAC